CCGTATGACCCGATCGCGGACGAAGAGCCGCACATCGTGGCCGAGTATCATTTCCCAAACTGCACGGCGTATATCGCCGACAACTACCTGCGCCGGCTGACGCCGGAGCAGAAGGAGGCCAACCGGCAGGCTGCCCGCCGCGTGGCGTGGCAGATCCTCGAGCGGGCCGCAGCCGAAGGGCGTCTGCCCGCGGCCAGCAATTAAACGCGCCGCAAGGCGCGTACATAGGAGGGAGCCCCGTGGATGATTTTTTGAAGTTTTTTGCGAAGAAGGTGCTGACCTACCCCATGCACCTTGAAGTCAGCTATAGCAAGGTGACGGACTGGGGCGTCCGGGTGTGGCGGAGGGGAACCGCCTACGACGGGGACGACGAAGAACTCGTCAACGTCCAGGACTGCGACGCGGAACTGTGTTTTGCAATCGCGCAGATGCAGTTGAAAAACTGGCTGCTGGAACACGAAGGGGGATACTGAGCCATGGCGAAGGTAAAGACCTACAACCTGACGCTGGATGCGCAGGAGCTGCACGATCTGATCGAAGCGGCGATGGTGTGTGAGTGCCAGGCGGCGCAGATCATTAACGGACTCAAGCGCAAGGGGCTTGACCTGGACGCGCAGAAGCTCGTTACACAAAACGCCCGTCTGGCGCGGCTCGTCAGGCGGATGCAGGAAGCGAAGGAGGATAAACGGAATGCGGAAACTGATTCTCAGCGGAGACGATTGGTTTGAGCTGAAGCACGCGCTGGAGCTGCTTATGATCGTGACAAACAACGAGGCGAATGAGCACGAGAAAATGACTGCACACACGCGAGTGGCGGAATTGTCTGAATGGCATGCAAACCTCGCAAAACGCGACAGGGAAAGGACGGAGAACTACAAGCGGCTTATGGCACTGGTAGAATCGGCAGAACGTCTGCCGGAGACGAAGGAGGACGCAGAATGAGAACCAATCTTGCAGAGCGGCTCGGGTATGAGCCGGAGGAAGAGACCAGGGAGCGGCAGGAGCGGCTGCTGGAGGAGCTGCGGTACCGGGAGGCCATGCGGCGGGTGGCAAAGACCTGCTGCGTGTGGCTGGGCGGCGCGGCATTTGTACTGGCGGTGATCGCCGGGTACGCAGAGATGGCCGACGCCTGCGTCGCGACCGGCGCGATCGCGCTGGGCCTGACGACCTACGGGATCTTGTGATGGGCGAACAGAAGATCCCGGTCGAGCTCCGGCCGGATCAGCTGGCAGACATCATCGACGCCGTTCTGGCTTTTGCCGATGACTGCGCCAATGACCGGGAGATCCTGCAGAGCATGCCGCGCGTCGACCGGGATACGGTCGAAGACCTTCTACGGCGCGAGTCGGCGCTGCAAACGCTCGCGGCATGGCTGCAGCACGTACAGGAGGAAGCGGAGTGAATTATTTTGCGCCGCGCATGCGGCCCATCCCGCCGCCCTGCGGCCGGAACTGCCCGGACCGAAGCGGCACATGCCGCGCCGGGTGCTGCACCTGGACGCTATATGAGAGCATCCGGAACCACATCTACGACGTCAACCACCGAGACAGGGACAGCCTGCAGCCCGACCTTGCAGCGGGAAAGCAGATGGTCCATGCCGACAACCAGATAAGGAGGCGCAAACACATTGCGAAATAGCATCGATTACCCAGGCGAGCGGGCACCGAGGCGCCCCGCCGTGATCGCACAGGCCGGATACACCGGACAGAACCACTTTTCCGTGACCTACGGAGACCAGAAAGTAACCGTCCGCGCCGAGGACGGCTATGCGGCCCTTTTTACCGCCGCCAAGCACTGGGGCTATAAATTCACACGCCCGGAGTACCATCAGAACGCCCGCGCGACCAAGCTCCACTACACGCCGGACACCCGGCCGGGGGCGCTGGTATGAGGTTTGTGTGTGATGCCTGCCAGGATATCACGAACATCGAGGCAGATCATGCTGGCGAAGCTGACGCCGACGGCGAAGGAAACAAAATGCTGACGCATCTGAGCTTGTTTTCCGGGATCGGCGGGCTTGATCTGGCTGCCGAGTGGGCAGGATTTACGACCGTCGGGCAGTGTGAGTTTGCCGACTACCCGACGAAGGTGCTGGAAAAGCACTGGCCGGACGTGCCGCGCTGGCGTGATGTCCGGACGCTGACAAAGGAGAGTTTTTATGAGCGGACAGGCCTACGAACAGTTGACGTTATTTCCGGAGGATTCCCATGCCAGCCCTTCTCCGTGGCTGGAAAGCAAAAGGGCAAAGGGGATGATCGATACCTCTGGCCGGAGATGCTCCGAGTTATCACCGAGCTGCGCCCGCGCTGCGTTGTCGGTGAGAACGTACCTGGAATCATCAAGATTGCCGCCGGGCAGGTGGTCAAGGATCTGGAGCGTGCTGGCTATCACGTCGTCGTGTTTAATTTTGAGGCTGCGGCTGTCGGAGCTTGGCACAGGAGATCGAGAGTGTTTTTCGTTGCGACCGACGCCGAACACGATGGATGCGCTTCCGCCGAAATCGCCGGAAGCGCTGAAGAAGGAAATGACGTCGCGCCCAGGACGGAAGCAGCCGTGCAACCTGCGGGACTGGGTAGCTGTACAGGAGGGGAAGAGCCTGTGGCCGACGCCGACGGCTCGGGACTGCAAGGGCGCAAACAGCCTGAAACACCTGACGCAGCCGAAGACGCCGGGGAACAACCATCACGTGCGCCAGCTGGCGAATGCAGTGAAGCTGTTTACGACGCCATGTGCAGCGGATGCGCAGGGGATGCACGGTGGGGACAATCACAGGAGCTTGCGGACGGACGTTGCTGGGCAGCTGAACCCGACGTGGGTAGAGTGGCTCATGGGATTCCCGCCAGGGTGGACAGACTTAAATGCCTCGGAAACGCTGTAGTGCCGCAGCAGGCATACCCGATTTTTAAGGCATTGATGGAGGACATTTTGAGATGAACGGCATATACAAGCTAATCGTCAGCGGGATAGACGGGAACGGCTTTCAGTACATATCTGGTATGCTTGAGCCGGAACGGCTGGATTCTAACGGATTCCGTATCGGAAAAGCGTTCAGCGTAGAGATTTACCACGGCAAAAATGAATCGAGTCTCTGGACGTTCCAGTGGATCGGCGGGTCGCCGCACAACTGGACGCACATAAAAACATTCCGGGACGAGATCATAGGCGAGAACGAAGTTCCCGCACTGCTCAAAAAATATAACCTGATTTCGGAGGACGCGCTATGACAGACAAGGAAAAGGAAATCGTGCGGGCGCTGCGGTGCTGCGCAGAGGGCGAGTGCAAAGACTGCGCCATGCATGAAGATAAGCAGCGCTGCCAAGAGAATTTATTGGACAAAGCCGCTGAAGCCATCGAGCGCCTGACCGCCGAGAACGCGGCGCTGCGGGAGAAGGTGCCGCAGTGGATCAGCGTGGAGGATAGGCTGCCGGAGGCTTGGAAAGACGAAGACGGCGTACTTGTAAATTACATGATTTACACCCCAGAGTTTGGTGCAGATATTGGCAACTATCACGCGATGGCCAAAAGATGGTTGTGCATGGCGATACCGTGCACTGTCACCCACTGGATGCCGCTGCCGGGCGCGCCGGAGGAGGGAGAAAAGCATGAGTAAAGCTGTTTTGATCAGCATTCGCCCGGAGTGGGCTCGGAAGATCCTGAACGGGAGTAAAACGGTCGAAATCCGCAAGACCGCGCCGAAGTGCGGTGTGCCGTTTAAGTGCTATATCTACTGTACCGCAGGCGGAAAGGGGGCGCTCATGGTGAAAGCCAACGAAGGGGCGCCGGCTATTACGGCGGAATCGGCCTATGAGCGCGAGCAGGCGGAGGCGTTTGGATATGAGGCCGCCAACGGGAAAGTCGTTGCGGAATTTACTTGCAATAAGATCGGCACGGTCTACCCGCTTTGCATGATCCCCAAATGGGCGACGGTGGATGCCTGCCTCACCCGCGAGGACATATACAAGTATCTGGGCACGGAGCACGGATACGGCATGCAGATCGATGATCTTAAAATTTACGACACCCCGCGCGAACTGGGCGAGTTTACTGGCCTGCGGACAACAAAAGACGGCTTTGAGCTAAGTTTGATCACCCGCCCGCCGCAGAGCTGGCGGTATGTGGAGGAAGAGCTATGGAACGATTGACTGAATGGAATGGCGGACAAACCCGTCATGCCTATTACCCGCGCTGCTTTAAAGAACCGTGCTACGGCAGCGGGTGCAAAATCAAGGATTGCCCGTTTGAAACAGCGGTGTGTGAGCGACTCGCAGCCTACGAGGACACGGGGCTTGAACCGGAAGCAGTAGAAACGGTTAAGATTGCGCTATGTGCAAAGCACATGGTTGATCTCGAAACGCTCAACAATACGCCAATCAGCAGGCTCGTAGAGCTTGCTGAGGCAGACAAGGACGGGCGCGTGGTGGTGCTGCCGTGCAAGGTGGGAGATACGGTGTATTTTGCTTTGCTTGGAAGAATCATTGAGAAGCAGGTATTTAGCATCGTTTCTTTTTCAAATTCCACAAGAATTTACTGTGGCGGAACCAGCGAATATTTCAGGCCAGAGGATATAGGGAAAACCTTCTTTCTCGCCCGCGAGGAGGCGGAGAAGGCCTTGCAGGAAATGGAGGGTAAGAAGGATGGCAACGAAACGAGTATGTGACCGCTGCGGGGCGGAGATAAACCCCACAAGCTCTGCGACGTATGTAAACGTACGACGCGCGTTCCATGAGAAATCACCTGATATTGAGCTTTGCTGCTCCTGCGCGATGCAAATCAAAGAATGGCTTAAGTCGAGTGTAGAGGAGGACAAGAAGGATGGCAAAACGTAAAAACATGTTTTGCAGTTGGGGCGCTACAAAATGAGCGGACTGCGGTTTGAATCCATGGCGGACATGCCGCCGAGGATGCGGGAGCTGTATGCCCGGCAGCAGATCGACCTCTCAGGCGCTGCGGCGCCAGCTCCCCTTCACAAGGGGAGCCGTGGGAAGACGAAGTACGGCAGCCGGAAGGATACGCGCGGCGAGCTGCGCTTCGACAGCCAGAAGGAGGCACGGCGGTATGACGAGCTGATGGTCATGCTGCGGGCCGGGATCATCTCCGACCTGCGGCTGCAGCCGAAGTTCACCTTGCAGGAGAGTTACATCACCGAGACCGGGGAGCGGATCCGCGCGGTCCGGTACACGGCGGACTTTTCGTACAAATTCGGCGGCAAGCTGGTCGTCGAGGACGTGAAGTCGACCGCAACGCGGACCAAGGAATATTTGAGGAACCGCAAATTCATGCGGTCCAAATTCGGGATCGAGATCCAGGAGGTCTAACATGCCAAAAAAAAACGAGAGCAGCCCGCGCGAGGCATGCGGGCTGCCGAAGCAGGGCAATGCCTGCCCGTATGCAAAGCTCGCGCCGGTTCTTTGCGCGCGGTGCGGCTGGAACCCGGATGAGCACGCGCGGCGGCAGGCGCTGCCGCTGACAGAGAACGCCGACGGGCTGCGGCACAAAGACATCAGCCAGCCCGAGGACTAAGACCAGCAATCAGCCGGGGAACCATATTTTTCGGACTTATGCCGCGGCCGCTCCGCCATGAGACGGCCGCGGGAGGATCACCCCGGCTCTGCATCCGGCCCGCGAAACCTCAAGCCCGCGGGCCGGGGATAAAAAGCGCGTGTGGAACGTGCGCGCGGATGGAAACCGTCAACGTTACCCCACGCCGGGTGTCGGGATCGCCCGGCGGCATCGTGTTACCTCCTTATGGAAAGCTGTCTGAGCAGACAAGGGCAGCTCGTCTGCGGCGACAGGGGGACGCGCAGGCGCAGGCGGTGCAAGTCCGCCCTGCATAGGGGCCGGGAGACCGGCCCCTGACGAAAGGAGAATGGAAATGTCGCACGTAGTCGATCTGACGGGCATGGATTTTGGATATTTGCACGTCATCGGGCGGGATACCAGCAAAAAAGGAGACAGGGCACACTGGATCTGCCGGTGTAAATGCGGGACCATCTGCAGCAAGGACGGAAAAAACCTCCGGAACGGGCATGCAAAGAGCTGCGGCTGCTTCCGGAAAGAACGCGCGGCCACGCTCGTCACCAAGAAGAATCCAGCCAAAAAGCCAAAAGCCGAACCGAAGAAGAAAAAATTCGGCCGCGGCCCGCAGTGGGCAGGCTCCGGGATCTGCTACAACCCACTCTGCCCGACGCGCAACAACTACCGCGGCGCCTGGAGCTGCACCGAGTGCCGCTTCTGCCCGGAACGCAAATTTGCCCGCCAGTCGAGGCGGGAGATCATCACAATTTGAAGGGAGTATCAAAATGGCAGAAATCATGGGCGCGTTTGCGCACGACCTGGACAATTTTGTCGCATACTACGAAAAACAGCAATGGGACACCAGCTTCCGCGGCGAGCAATACCCGCCGCGCATCGTCATGGAGCAGTCCACGCCGCCGCTCTTCGAAGTGGGGGCGGACGGTGCAAAGACGCTGGTGCCTAATCCGACAATTCAGATTATTGGTCGACCGGAAACTGAGGTTGTTACGACCGGCAAACTGCAGATCAGCAAAAAGGATTTCACAAATCCGACCAACCGCGCCGCTGCTCTGCTGGAGCTGTTCCTGCACGGGTTTATGCAAGAGCGCAAGGAACTGGAGGCGGCGCAGGAATGACAGACACAAAAAACATCTATTGGTCTGCGATTGAGACATTTGGCTATGATTTGCAGATTGCGGTTGCAATAGAAGAAATGGCAGAGCTGACAAAGGAGCTGTGCAAGGCGCAGCGGGTGACGTTTGCGGGACGCGGCGGGCTTGGAGACGGACTGATTGACAACTATGACGAGATCGCCGAGGAGATCGCGGACGTGCAGATCGTGCTGGATGAAATGATGTGGGCGTTCGGTGTAGCGGCAGAGGTACAGTACGCCAGAAAGCAAAAGCTTGCTCGTCTGGAAATGCGGATCGAGAAAGCAAGGGAGGCACGCGGGGATAATCGTGAGCACACCGCACATTGGGAGGAGCTGGGCCCGAAAGGAGATCCATGGCATGCAAAGCTGAATGGGCCGGGGCCAGACCCCAAAGGAGCGCGAGGCGCGTGGGGGCACTGCCCGAGATGCGGGGCATCAGATTGCGAATGGGACGCTGAGACAGACGTATGCACATGCAAGGCATGCGGATACACGAACTGACCGTTGAAACTGTGGCCGGAATTTCCGGCCACGCTTTGAGCGGGCAGAGAGGGGAGGGATATCTGTGAATATTGCGTACAACGTGGACTGCATGGAGTATATGCGGACGCTGCCGGATAAGGCGTTTGATCTCGCGGTGGTAGATCCTCCGTATTTCAGCGGCCCGGAACGCCGGGGCTATTACGGCAGCAGGGTAAGCAAGAGCGGCGTGCATAGGGATTACCCGATCTCCCCGGAGTGGGAAATCCCGGGCGTAGAATATTTTGATGAGCTAAACAGGGTGGCGCAGAAGATCATAGTCTGGGGCTGCAACTACTATAAATATATTTTTCCGCCCGGACGAATTGTCTGGGATAAGTGCAACGGGGAGAGCAGCTTTAGCGATTGCGAGATCGCAGCGACAAATTGCCATGATAGCGTCAGACTGATCCGGTATATGTGGAACGGAATGATGCAGGGCAAAAGCATCGCCGACGGCGATACCCAACAGGGAGACAAGCGAAAAAACGAGAAACGGATTCACCCAACGCAAAAGCCTGTCGCGCTCTATGCGTGGATCTTCGCCCGGTATGCAAAGCCGGGAGACAAGATCATCGACACGCATCTTGGGAGCGGGAGCAGCCGGATCGCTGCATATGACGCAGGGCTGGATTTTGTGGGGTGCGAGATCAATAAGGATTATTTTGCAGCACAAGAGGAGCGCTTCGCCGCGCATACGGCGCAGCTATCACTATTTGTATAAAAGAGGATGGAGTATGGCAAAGAGGCACAAGCGCCGGAAGTTTTCCGGGAGGGTCTGCGAGCAGATCGTGTACACGGTGGCGGGCGGCACGGATCTGAAGACCAGCCGGCCGAAGAGGCCGCGGTTCCAGTCGCAGGAAGAACGCGACGAGCTGAACACCAGGGTCTCGGCCGGGAAGTTCGCCGGGATCGTCAACGCCAACTTCGGGCCGACCAGCTACTACTCCACATTGACGCTAGACCCAGAGCATGAGGTACATACCGCGCAGGAGATGCGCCGGATCCGGGATAATTTCTACCGCCGCATGGTCTACCGGTATCCGGAGGCCAAGATCGTCATCGTCTACGGCCGGGGCAAGTCGACCAACCGCTTCCACCTGCACCTGATCACGGACGGCATTCCTGCCGATGCGCTGGGCCAACTCTGGGGCCTCGGCAGCGTCATCGACTGCAAGCCACTGCGGAAGCACAACTACTATTTGGATGAGAACGGAAATAAGGTCGACCACGGGCAGGACTACACGGCGCTGGCCAACTACCTGCACGGTCACTGGCGCAAGGAGTTCGGCGGCCACCGGTACAAGGCCAGCCGAAGCTGCGTCCGGCCGGAGCCGGAGCCCGCGACCGAGGCCGTGCGCGAGTACAGCCCCAAACATCCGCCCGTCGCCCCGCGAGGTTACATCCTCGTAGAGGCCCGGACGACAAAGTACGGGTATCAATATTATAAGTATGTAGTCGACCCAAGATCAGAGAACAAGCGGAACGGGAGCCGCTTAAATTAAACCTTGTATATGCGTAAGGTTTTAAAACGAAAGGGTGATAGGGACGAGCGACTACTGGCACAGGGAGTATATCTGCCCATTCTGGCAGGCAGCCGGGAAAAAGACGATCCGCTGCGAGGGAGAATGCGTGCTCGCATTTCCTGAGCGGCGGGAGACGTCAGACTACATCACGCGATACTGCGCCAGCTTTGACTACGTGCGGTGCAGCATCGCGGCGGCGAAGCTCCGATACTACGAAAGAACAGAATGAGAGCCGAAGCGCATGCGGAACACCGTATGCGCTCATTCTGCGTGCGTGGGGTGAAAAGATTTTCCGGATACGCTATGCTGAAAAGCAGAAGGGAGGCGTGAGCCATGGCGAGGAAACCGAAGTATGAATCCGTGGAGCAGATCGAAGGGCTGATCGAGGCGTATTTTGAGAGCTGCAAGGGAGAGATCCTGCGGGATGAGGACGGGCGCATCGTTTTCAACCAGAAAGACGGGACTCCGGTCTGGGTGGGGCGGAAGCCGCCGACGATCCCGGGGCTTGCGCTGGCGCTGGGCTTTTCCAGCAGGCAGAGCCTGTACAACTACAAGGCCAGGAAAGAATTTATGGACACGATTTCGCGCGCGCAGACGCGCGTGGAACAATATACGGCCGAAAGACTGTTCGACCGGGATTCTCAGCGTGGGGCACAGTTCGCGCTGGAGTATGGGTTCCGGTACAAACGTGACGCGGAAGGAGAAAAGCAGGACGAAAGCCAGCGCATCACCATGGAGCCAGAAGCGGAGGCCTACGCGGAATGAAAACGATCCGCTTCGGAGAACCGAACGAAAAGCAAAAGCTGTTTCTGCTGGACCATCACCGGCATGTGGCCTATGGCGGCGCGCGCGGAGGCGGCAAGAGCTGGGCCGTACGGACGAAGGCGAAGCTGCTGGCCCTGCATTTCAAGGGAATCAAGGTCCTGATCGTAAGACGCACGATGCCTGAACTCAGGAACAACCATATCGAGCCCTTGAAAAAAGAGCTGGCGGGGATCGCGAAGTACAACACCACCGACAAGATCTTCCGATTTCCAAACGGATCGACGATCAAATTCGGCTACTGCGACAACGAGGGAGACCTGCAGCAATACCAGGGCGCGGAGTATGACGTGCTGTTTATCGATGAGGCCGGGCTGCTGCAGAAGGAGTGGATCGACAAGATCAACGCCTGCGTGCGAGGAACGAACGGATTTCCGAAGCGGACGTATTACACGCTGAACCCGGGAGGGCCAGCACATGCGTATTTCAAGCGTCTGTTTGTCGATCGCCGCTTTGAGGGCAAAGAGAAACCGGAAAACTACAATTTCATTCAGGCGCTCTTGCAGGACAACAAAATCCTGATGCAGACCCAACCGGAGTATATCGACCAGCTCGAGACGCTGCCGCCGAAGATCCGGGAGGCGTGGCTGTATGGCAGGTGGGACGTCTACGAAGGGCAATTCTTTGAGGACTTCAGGGACGATCCGGAACACTACAAAGACCGGCGCTGGACGCATGTCATTGAGCCGTTTGAGATCCCGGACGGGTGGACGATCTGCAGGAGCTATGACTTTGGCTACGGCAAGCCGTTTTCCTGTGCGTGGTGGGCGGTCGACTATGACGGCGTGATCTATCGCATTCTGGAGCTTTACGGATGCACGAAGACACCGAACGAGGGCGTCAAGTGGAACCCGGACAAGCAGTTTGCGGAGATCAGCAGGATCGAGCGGACGCATGCGTGGCTCAAAGGGAAGAACATCATCGGCGTCGCCGACCCGGCGTGCTGGGCGGCGGATCGCGGAGAGAGCATCATGCAGACCGCAGCGAAATACGGTGTATATTTTTCACCGGGAGACAACGAGCGCATTGCGGGGTGGATGCAGTGCCACTACCGGCTACAGTTTGACCCGGATGGATACCCGAGAATGTATGTATTTGCAGGGTGCAAAGCGTTTATCCGGACGATCCCGATGCTCATGTATGACGAGCACAAGGTGGAGGATCTGGATACGAAAATGGAGGATCACTGCGCGGACGAATGGCGGTATATGTGCATGTCGAGGCCAATCAAGCCGACGGTACCGGCAGAAGCACCACCGGTTCTGTTTGATCCGCTGGACATGATGAAACGGAGGTAAGGCCATGCTGGCACCACAACTGACGGAGACTGAGAAGCAGACCATGATGACGGAGGTCTTTCTCGGATACAACCACAACCTCGAGCTGGCGGACGGGGAGTTTTACGACATGGAGAATCTGTCGGCGGACGAGTATCCGCTGCTCGCGCCGCGGCCAAGGCGAGGGACGGCGCAGGCGATCGAGGGGGTGCAGGGCATTCTGGCGAAGGATGCGCTGTGCTGGGTGCAGAACAATACGCTTTACATCAACGGCGCTTCGATGGAGGCGTATATGCCGTCCGTGTCGATCTCGGCGGGGGAAAAGCAGCTCATTTCCATGGGCGCGTATCTGTGCATTTTCCCGGACGGGATCTACTTCAACACCGAGAAGTATTCCGACAACGGGTACATGGGGCAGGAGAATGTGGTCGACGCATCGAGCACGAACGTGGAAATTTCTCTTTGCCTCGTCGACGGGACGGCGCTGACGGTCAGCTACACGCAGGCCAGCCAGCCGGAAAACCCGACGAATGGCCAGTACTGGCTCGACACGTCCGGAAAGCTCCACACGCTCAAGCAGTGGGCGGAGGCGACGAGCCAGTGGGTATCCGTGCCGACGGTGTATCTGAAGCTTTCCGCGAACGGCATCGGGAAGGGCTTTAAGCAATACGACGGCATCCGGCTTTCGGGGCTGACCGGAAACGAGCAGGTCGAGAAGCTCAACGGCAGCCAGATCCTGTACGACGTGGGCGAGAGCTACCTCGTGATCGTGGGCCTCGTCGACGAGACGACGAAGGTGACGAGCGGGACCGTGAAGACGGCCCGGAAGGTCCCAAGCATGGACTTCATCACCGAGAGCGGGAACCGGCTGTGGGGCTGCAAGTACGGCGTGGCGGACGGCGAGACCGTCAATGAGATCTACTGCTGCAAGCTGGGCGACTTCAAGAATTGGGAGTGCTACCAGGGCGTGTCGACGGATTCGTGGCGCGCGAGCTGCGGCACGGACGGGAAGTGGACCGGCGCGGCGACGCTGGCGGACAGCCCGGTGTTCTTCAAGGAGGACTGCTTCCATCGGGTGTATCCGTCGGCGACGGGGGCGCATCAGGTGGTCGTGCAGAAGTGCGCGGGCGTGCAGAATGGGTCGAGCAAGAGCCTGGTCGTGGTGGATGACCGGCTATATTACAAATCGCGGATGGGCGTTTGCGTGTACGACGGAAGTCTGCCGAGCGAAATCGGCAGCTGCTTCGGCACGGCGCTTTACTACAACGCCGTCGCGGGCGGCGCCAGAGGAAAGTATTTCATCAGCATGGAGGATGAAGGTCATAACTGGTCGCTGTTCGTCTACGACACGAGAAAAGGCCTGTGGCACCGGGAGGACAGCACCCACGCAGAGGACTTCGCGCGGGTGGACGATGAGCTGTATTTCCTTGAGGACGGGACGCTCAAAACCGTGTACGGGAGTGTCGGGACGCTGGAAGGCCCGGTCGGCTGGATGGCGGAGACGGGGATCATGACGTATGGACTCGTCGGGAAGAAATACGTCTCGCGCATCAACCTGCGGATGCAGCTGCCGAAGGGTTCCTCGGTCGACTTCTGGGTGCAGTACGATTCCGATGGAGTCTGGCGGCACTGCGGGCATATCGAGGGGCGAGGCCTCAGGACCTTCCTGCTGCCGATCCGCCCGGCCAGATGTGACCACCTGAAGTTCCGGCTGACGGGGAAGGGCGAGATGAAGCTGTTCAGCCTGGCGCGGGTGCTGGAAGCGGGGAGTGATGCGTAATGGGATCTTTAACACTTGCATACCCGTCGATCGCAGGGAAGACGACGCAGGAGCAGCTGGAGAGCATGCGCAGGTATCTGTGCAGCGTGACCGAGCAGCTGAACCTCGCCGACTGGTCGGCGAAGGCGACGCTGACGGAGATCTCGCAGGCCATCGACGCGGACAGCCTCTCCGAGGCGGAGAAGAAAACGACGCTTTCCGGCTATGGAGCACTGAAAGCGCTCATCATCAAGACGGCGGACTTCGCCGCGGCAAATTCGGAGACGTGGTCGACGAAGCTGTCCGGCAGCTATGTGGCCATCTCGGACTTCGGAAAGTATCTCGAGAAGACACAGCTGACGATCGAGGGCAATTCCGTCGGCATCAAACAGCTGTATGACTACACGGCGGGCGTCAACAATCAGTTCTCGGTGAACTCGAAGCAGTATATCAAGACGGGGCTGCTCTACTACAAGGACGCTGTGCCGGTCTACGGCGTGGGCGTGGGGAACATCGAGACGACGGTGACGGACGGCGGCGAACGGGTCATCGACCAGACGAAGAACGAGCTGGTGACGGTGACACCGGACCGGGTGAGCTTCTGGCAGGACGGGCAGGAGGTCGCGTATCTCAGCAATAAAAAACTCCACTTCCCGTCCGGAACGCTGGAGGCGGCGGGGGCGGTGCTGTCGGGGAAGATCACGGCGGCGGCGGACTCGACGTTCGGGCCGTGGACGATCTCGGAAAGCAGCATTTACCGCACGGCCAATGAATTTGGGGGCAGCGCGAGCATGTACTTCGGCACGAGCGGGCTTTCCATCAAGGACAAATTCAAGGTGGACGCGAACGGCAAGCTGACGTGCACGGGGGCTGAGATCGGCGGAACGATCAACGCAACGGATCTGAAGCTCGACGGTACGAGCATCCAGACGAAGCTCAAGCAGATCATGGATGAGATCAACATCATCAGCAACGGACTTGAGATCGCGGGCACAAACTTCTCGAACGGCACGATCGGCGGCGCGGAGGGCAGTCTGCAGTTTACGTCCTCCAGCTCGGCGGCCTATGCGGTCGACCTGTCCGGCCCGGCGGTGCGCGTGCGCTCGACAAGCGGCGATGTGTATCTGCAGAACGCGGCTGGGACAGCCAGTATGCAGATAAAATCGGACGGGAGTATCCGGTTTATCGCTTCCGGCGGCGTAAGCGGCATTACGCCGGTGTTCGGATAAGGGGGCTGGCTGAATGGCAACGCTGTCCGGCGCATCGGGTACGCCGACAAGTATCACGCTGACGGTATCCGGTATGTCGTCAACGACGAAGTACAAACGGAAATATGAATATATCCTTGCGGGACAGGTCATGGCGACGGTGACGGACACGACTGCGGGCACGACGACGGCCCACCGGGTCATTACCGGTCTGACGCCGGACACGCTGTATATCTGCCGCGTGCGGATCTACAACAGCAACACGGGGGCGCTTGTCGCCGAGACAAACTCCATCAGCGTGCGGACGCTGGCACAGTCGACCTCACAGGCGACGGTCAGCATTCTAAACTTCCTGGATAACCTGACGCAGCTGGCGAGCGGGTCCTTCAAAGGCGATATCGGAAATACGTTTTACATCTCGGCCGCGGGCACGCAGTATCAGACGTACTCGCAGCAGTATCATTTCCTGTACTTCCGGCTCTCGTCGCAGAACTACAACACGGAGCACGACGCGAGCTACCCGATCCCCATCCAGGAAGGGCAGACCGTCAAGGTCTACTACCAAAGCAAGACCGCGACGGTCCCGATCTACAACTACCTGGACGGGCAGCACACGCTGGCAGACGGGTCCGTCTCCGGCACGATCGGCAATTCGTTCTTCCTGTCCATGTCCGGCACGCAGTACCAGACGTATTCGCAGGAGTATGAATTCCAGTATTTCAGGCTCGCGTCGGAAGGGTATGCGACAAATCACGCGGCGACGGAGACGATCCCCATTACGAGCGGGCAGGCCGTGCGCGTGTACTACAAGACGAAGATCACGGCAGTCGCGCCGGTTATCAACGGGGTCACGCTGACGAAGGACACGGCGACGGTCACATGGAACAAAAACGGAGGCGGGTACGGAAGCTGGACGCTCTACTGGGGAAAGACGAGCTATACGGCCATCGGCTCGCAGTCGATCGGCAGCTCGCCGGTGACGGTCTCGGGGCTGGACCCGGGCACGACGTATTATTTCTGGATCGTCAACAAGGCCGGGACGGACTCGAAGACGTCCAACACCGTATCCGGCGAGACGAAGGCACAGATAGCGGCCTTCGCGTGGACGAGCGACGATGCGTCGTATATCGCGGCGGGGAAGGCCGTGACATACCTGACGGCGGCGAGCTGGAACCGGCTGACGGCGAAGATCAACGAAGTCCGGGCCGCCAGAGGCTACGGGAGCATTTCCTTCACGACGGCCTACGCCGGGCAGACGATCACGGCGGCCATCTACAACGAGGCGGCAAACGCCATCGGGAATCTGACAGGCGCGGGAAGCGTCAGCACGGTATCGGCAGGGACGAAACTGGAAGCGACGTACTTTGCAAACAGCTATTCTGCGCTGAAAGAAGCGCTCAACCGGGCAATCAGCAGTTATAACGGATAGGAGGAGCTATGAATATCACAAAAGCAGTGGTGCAGCTGCGGGGGCGGCTGATCGAGGCCATCAACGAGGCGGGGCTGCCGCCGGTCATCGTGGGATTTGTGCTGGACGGGATCCAGAACGAGGTGGCAAGACTCACGGCGGAAGACCTGCGGAAGGAGGAAGCGGACAATGCAGACAGAGCAGATGCAGACGACCATGCAGAATGACACGGCGAGCGGGATGACGGCGCGAAAGGCCATCGGCGAAGAGCAGGCCAGAAAGGCCATGGACACGCTGCAGAAATACCGGCAGGGCAAGAGTGCGCTGGAGGCGCGGGTCATTGCGTCGGAGGACTGGTGGCGCATGCGAAGCTGGCAGCGGATCCAGAAGGGAAACCCGGAGGATGACAAGTGGACGTCGGCGTGGCTTTTCAACGTCATCATGGGCAAGCACGCGGACGCGATCGCGGCCTATCCGGCCCCTGCCATCCGCCCGCGGGAACCGGACGACCGGGAGGAGGCGGCGAAGCTTTCCTCGGTGCTGCCGGTCATTCTGGAACAGAACGACTTCGAAGAGGTCTATTCGGACAGCCAGTGGACGAAGCTCAAGCAGGGCACGCTCATCTGGCACGTGAAGTGGGATTCTTCGAAGCTCAATGGCCTCGGGGATATCTCGGTGCAGCCGGTGGATATTCTGTCTTTCTTCTGGGAGCCGGGCGTCCGGGATCTGCAGAAGTCGAAGAACATCTTCCTGACGGAGATGGTGGACAACGATCTGCTGGTCGAGAAGTACCCGGAGCTGCAGGGAAAGCTCAACTCCAAGCAGCAGATCCAGCAGAAGTACAACACGGACGACGTCATCAATTTTGACAACAAGTCGATGGTGGTGGACTGGTATTACAAGAAATATCAGAACGGACGGCAGGTGCTGCACTTCGCGAAGCTGGTGGGCGACACCATCCTGCAGGCGACGGAGAACGATACGGAACAGAAATATGACACGCTGACGCTGCCAGACGGGAGCATTGTGCAGCAGCCGGTCGGAAAGCCCATGGCGGAGACGGGCCTGTATGACGACGGGGAATACCCGTTCGTGGTCGACGCGCTGTTCCCGGTGGAGGGGAGCATAGCGGGATACGGCTATATCGACATCGGCAAGTCGACGCAGGAGCAGATCGACCGGATGAACCAGGCGATCGTGAAGAACGCGATCATGACAACGACGCCAAGGTGGTTCAAGCGGTCGGACGGGTCGGTCAATGAGCAGGAATTCGCGGACTGGACGAAGCCGTTCGTGCATGTGGATGGGAATCTGGGGCAGGACAGTCTGGTTCCGATCCAGGTGAACATGCTCAACAGCAATTACATTGCGATCTTGCAGAACAAAATTGAGGAGCTCAAGTGGACGACGGGAAACACGGACGTCAACAACGGCGCGACGAGCTCCGGCGTGACGGCGGCCTCGGCCATTGCAGCGCTGCAGGAAGCGTCCGGCCGGAGCAGCAAGGACTCCACAAAGTCGGCTTACCGGGCCTACGCACGGATGATCCGGATGGTCATTGAGCGCATCCGGCAGTTCTATGATCTGCCGCGGCAGTTCCGGATCATCGGGCAGCGCGGGGCAGAGCAGTTCGTACAGTACAGCAATCAGGGGCTGCAGCCACAGACGCTCTACGGCGCGAACGGACAGCCGGACGGGCTGAGGAAACCGGTCTTCGACATTGAGGTCTCGGCGCAGAAGGCAAGCGAGTACGCGTCCATGGCGCAGAACGAGCTGGCGCTGCAGTTCTTCCAGCTGGGATTCTTCAACCCACAGATGGTGGACCAGACGCTTGCAACGCTGGACATGATGGACTTTGACGGGAAGGACTCAATCATCCAGAAGGTCCAGGAGAACGCGGACCTGCAGCAGCGGCTGGTAGAGTGGCAGCAGCTGGCGCTGGCGTTGGCAGACCGGTACGATCCGGTCATGGGTGAGGGGCTGGCGCAGCAGATCCTGCAGGAGGGAGGACAGGCAGCCCCGCAGGCGAGCGCCGCGGCAGCGGAGAAGCCGGAGATCAGCACCGGCGAGACGCAGGAGCCGAAGATCGTGGAGAATGCGCGCAAAAAGTCGGAAGAAAGCACGCAGCCGGGATAAGAACCGACGCACAAGCTCGGCTTGCGCGTCGGAAAGGAAGAATGATCTCAGAGGATAAGAGCCGCCGCTTGCGGCGGCCCATTCCGGCGAGATTATTTCTGGCTGGCGTGGGGTGAAGTTGGGAAAAGTTTGTGCTACGATGATTTTAGAATAAACGCCAGAAAGGAATTTATAGCATGGAAGGCGAATTCACGGGCGTAAGCGTTCAGACGAACGCAGCTGACGCCGCCGGTCAGCAGAGCGGGCAGGAGGCAGCCGCACAGGCGCAGGTGCAGCAGCAGCCGGTCAACGTCCCCGACGCTCAGGGACAGGGTACACAGGAAGAAACGTTCGACAGTCTGATCCGGGGCCGCTACAAGCAGGACTTTGATTCTGCGGTGCAGAAGGTCGTAAAGCAGCGCGTGCGTGGGCTGAACCAGTACAAGGGGCAGGCAGAGGCGATGGCGCCGATCATTGACCAGCTGGGCGCGCTCTATGGGATCGACACGTCGGACCCGCGGAAGACGGACTTCGCGGCACTGGCACAGCGCTTTTCCGCTGACGAGCGGCTTTATAGCGCGGAGGCCATGGAAAAGGGCATGTCGGCGGACGCCCTCAAAAAGGAGTACGCCGGCAGGGCCGAGAATACGGCCATGCGGCGGCAGCTGCAGGAGTACCAGATGCGAGAAGCCTTTGCCGGGATCCAGGCAGACTTTGCCCGGGATGTGACGGCGCGGTACGGCGCGGACTTTGAAACCGAGATGCAGAACCCGGATTTTGCGCGGCTCATGGGCGCGGGCGTGCCGCCGAAGACGGCCTATGAGGTCATCCATCAGCAGGAGATCGCACAGGCGCAGGCGCAGCTGGTGGCGAACCAGGCGCGGGAGAACGTCATGCGGACCATCCAGGCGCAGGGCGCAAGGCCGCAGGAGATCGGCTCCGGCGCTGCGGGTGGAGAGAACGTCCCGATGAAAACACACTGGTCACGCGCGGAGGTGGAGGACATGCGCCGCCGCGCGGCAAGAGGGGAACGAGTGATCCCCTGAGAAAGGAGATAAGAAGCTATGTTTAAATCCAAAGTCGGATTTCAGTTTTTTGCTGACGCCGGTACGCTCGTCAACGCGACCGGCAACTACGTAAACGCAGGCACCGGCACGACTACGGCGTTTGACAGCGCCAACACGCTGACACCGACCATGAAGACGTTCTACGACACGCAGCTGCTCGAGAATGTACGCCCGGATCTTTACCACGCACAGTTCGCAGAAAAGCAGACGCTGCCGCGCAACCACGGCAAGACCGTCGAATGGCGCAAGTGGAACACGCTGAAGGACGCGGAGACGTTGACCGAAGGTGTTATCCCGACGGGCCAGAAGATGGGTCAGTCCAGCATGAACGCCAGCATCGAGCAGATCGGCACGTACGTAACGATCTCTGATCAGCTGGAACTGCATGCGCTTGACAATATGATTCTCGGCGCAACAGAAGAACTCGGCGCTTCGGCGGCTCTGTCCATCGACAAGCGCGTGCGAAATGTCGTTGTGGCGGGCCACAATGTGCAGTACTGTGACAAGGTGTCGAGCTCTGGCACACACACGGCGGTCACTGGTCGCTCCGGCCTTGACAAGACGGCACTTCTGACGCCGCTCGAGATCAACAAGGCGGTGACGACGCTCAAGAAGCTGGGCGCAAAGCCAATCAACGGAAAGTATGTCGCTATCATTCACCCCTCCGTTTCTTTCGATCTGCGCAACTCCGATGGCTGGGTCGAGGCGCACAAGTATGCAGCGGTGACGGAAATATTCAACGGCGAGATCGGCGAGCTGCACGGTGTGCGCTTTGTGGAATCGAACAACGCGAAGGTGTTCAATGACTCCACTTGCCCGGTGAAAACAGCCGCATCTGACGGCAATCCGGCGGTCCACTACAGCGTTTATCCGACGCTTTTCTTCGGCAAGGGAGCGTTCCGGATGATCGACCCAGAGGGCGGAAATCTTGAGATGATCGTCAAGAACAAGGGAGAGATCGGCGGCCCGCTGGATCAGTTCTCGACCGTCGGCTACAAGGCCGAGATGGCGACGAAGATCGTCTATGAAGACCGTATGGTTCGCGTGGAAAGCTGCAGCTCGTACTCCGAGACAGACGAGGCAAACTAAGGAAGGAGAAAACAGCTATGGCAGAAGCAGCAAAGAAAAGCGCGTGGGATGAGAAACGAACTGTATTTATCGAACGCGGGATGGCAAGCGAGGAACAGAGCCAGTTCGTGTGCGTGAACGGAAGAACGTTTCAGGTACCGAAAGGAAAGAACGTAGAGGTTCCGCTTCCGGTATATGAGGTGATCGCAAACGCGCGGATGGCGGCTGAAGAGGCGCGCCGGCAGGCGAAGGAAGAAGACAAGTGAATGCCCATGACGGCAGGAAGCAGAGGAAGGGGCAGAAATGCCCCTTCTTTTGGTAAGGAGGAAAAATGAAAATTCGGGAAGCGATCGAGACGGTCGACCGGTTACTGTCGAACCAGTACGAGACGCCGGATAAGGTCCGGTGGCTGTCGGAGCTGGACGGGATTGTGTACCGGGATATCATCTGTACGCACGAGCACGAGAAGGAACCGGAGCCGTTTACGGGATACGGGGAGGACGTGGACTTAGAGACCCAGCTTCTGATCCCGTGGCCGTATGATGAGATCTACCGCTGGTATCTGGGGATGAAGATCTGCGACGCCAACGGGGAGACGACGAAGTATGCAAACGAGGCGGCGAAGTACAACAGCTACTATCAGGGGTACTTCAATGCCTACAATCAGGCGTACATGCCGAAGCAGTACGCGACACATTTCAAGCTTTAAGGCGGTGAGACTATGAGCGTATATCGAGTAGAGTCGGGCGGCAGGGCCCCGGCTGGGCTTTCGACCGGCGACGAGGTCGTGACCGGCGGCGGCACGTACCGCATCACGGGCGTGAACGCGGACGGCAGCTACCAGTCGCAGCTGGTGAACAAGAACCAGACGACGAGGAACTACGGCGGCAGCTATCAGACCAGGAACAGCCCTTACACCATGTCCGGCGTGTCGGACTACACGAGAAGCAAGCTGAACGGGCTGGAGAGCGGGTACACGCCGTCGGGCAGCGTGCAGGCGGCGCAGGCGTATCTGGAGCAGGTCAAGGCCAGCAAGCCGGGCGCGTATCAATCGCGCTGGGACGATGAGCTGACGAGCCTGTATGACCAGATCCGGAACCGGAAGAAATTCAGCTATGACATGGGGACGGATCCTCTGTACCAGCAGTACAGGGAGCAATACCAGCGGCTCGGGCGGCTGGCCATGCAGGACACGATGGGGCAGGCGGCGGCACTCACGGGCGGCTATGGCTCAACCTACGGGGAGCAGGTGGGGCAGCAGGCGTACAATGCGTATCTGCAGAACCTCAACGACATCGTGCCGCAGCTGCAGCAGCAGGCATATCAGCGGTATCAGGATGAGGGGACGGACCTTTATAACCAGTACAGCCTCGTGAAGGGCCGGGAAGATACGGACTACGGCCGGTACCGGGATACGGTCAGCGATTATTATTCGGATCTATCGGATGCGCGGAGCGCGTATAGCTCGGAACGGTCGCTGGACCAGAGCCAGTGGGCGACGATGCTCGACTACTGGGCGCAGAAGGCAAACAACGAGAACGCCGCCTACCTGCAGGCGCTGGCGGCGGAGCAGGCTGCGGCGAAGAAATCCGGCGGCGGAGGCGGCGGTGGGAGAAGCAGTTCATCTTCCAAGCTGAGCGACAAGAAGAACAACACGCTTGCAAAAGCGGCGCAGGCGTACCGGGCAAAGAACCCGAATGTATATCTGGACAGCCGGACGCTGGATAACTACCTCAACAGCAAGGGCTACAATGCGCTGGAGGCCAATACGTTCAAGGCGTATCTGGAATACTACGGCGCGACGTATCTACGGCAGCGGTAACGGAGGGAAGCATGGGACGAATCACACTGACAGAGGAACAAAAGCGGATTGCAGAGAGCATCCGCAGCGGACAGGGAGCCAGCACGCAGCAGGCTCCCTCCGCCTATCGCGGCGGAAGAATCACGCTGAACCAGAAGCAGATCCAGATCGCGAGCAAGTACGGCCTGCCGAACCCGGACTACGGGAAGAACGCGCAGAGCGGGCAGACAACCGTGGACGACCCGCTGCATAAGCAGTATGCGGCGTTTATGGCATATCAGAATGCCGTGCGCGAAGCGGAGCTCGCGCAGATCGAGCCGGGGGCCGCGCTGAAGGGCCGGGCGAGCGGACAGAAGAAGACGGAGAATGCGGGGGCGGAGACCGACGGGAAGGTATCAGAGCAGGAATACGGACGGTCTTCCGCGATGCAGACGCAGTACGGGACGTACCAGAATTATCTGCGCGGCGTGGAGGCGGCGCAGGGGCTGAAGCTTGGGACGCTGGCGCTGCAGGGACAGAGTGCACTGCTGGCCGGCCGGTTTGCGCCAGCCACGCAGCAGGTGCGGGGAGACGTGGATGCGCAGAACCGGCGTGCAAAAGCGGCGCAGACCGCGCAGCGGGATCAGGTGCGCGGGATGCGGCGGACGTCGCAGGAGCTGGACAAGCAGATCGAGGCGCTGGAGATCGAACAGGCGGACACGCATTTCTCCGGGACCGGGCTTTCGGAAAATGGGAAGAGCGTGACGCAGCTGCAGAACGAGATCGACGCGCTGAAGGAGCGCAAGGCGCAGGTCGACAGCCAGAGCGTGCTGGCCCGGGCACAGGAGGCGATCGGGAACCTGAGTAAGGAAGACCAGAATCTGCTCAGGCAGTACCGCGGGCAGGAACTGAACGGATATCAGGTGCGGGCGTATGCGAAGTACGACGCGAAGACGGCGCTCAACGAAAAAGGCTACAGCGACGACACGCTCAAGCGGCTGGCGGAATGGCAGAAGGTGCTGGACGACTACGACAACGCGCAGAAGCTCGACCAGGCGGCGCAGGAGATGGGAAGCGGATCCTTTGCGGGAAAAGCTGCGGCAACGCTGTTCTCTGCGGCGCTGGCGCCGGGGAAGGCACTGGGCAATGTGGAGTCGCTGCGCGGCGTATTGCCGAAGTGGGCGGGCGGATATCAAAATGAGGATATGCCGACGAACATCTACAGCCCGGCGTACAACGCGTCGCGCCTGTCCTCCGGCATTCGGCAGAGCGTGATGCAGAATATGAACCCGACGGGGCAGTTCCTCTATCAGGCGGGCACGTCGGCACTGGACAGCGCGATCAACATGGCGGTCTCGACGGGGCTCGTGGGAACCTTTGGCGGCGTGGCCGGTGCGGGGGCGAAGGACGCGGTCGCGGAGACGATGAACTGGGTCATGGGCTCGCAGGTCGCGGCGGATTCGGTCTATGAGGGGATCCAGAGCGGCAAGTCCAACGCGGACGCGCTGGTCGACGGTATCGTCGAGGGCGCGATCGAGGGCTTCACGGAGAAGTATTCCGTAGGCCATATCATTGAGAACATGCTGAGCGGCAAGGCCGTTTGGGAGAAGGCACTGCGGTCGTTCGCGTCGGAAGGCGCGGAAGAGATCGCGTCCAACTGGCTAAACCGTGCGTATGACGTGGTAGCGAAGCATGACCGGGGTGAGGTCATGAAGGCCTACGCAAATTATATCGCAGAGGGCAGGACGCCGGCGCAGGCGCTGGCGGCGATGGTCGGAGACTTTGCAAAAGAAGACAGCCTTTCGTTCCTCGCGGGCGGCCTGTCCGGCCTTGCCATGTCCGGGACGTATGCGGGCGTGAACCGCGTGATTTTGGAGGCAAACGTCACGCAGACGGCCAGAGCGGTCATCGAGGCGGGCGAAGTGCAGGACGTCATCGACTATGGCATGGCGCAGGAAGAGGGCACGAAGGCGCACCAGCTGGCCGAGGAACTGCAGCAGACAGTGGACGATGGCGGCGAGGTGACGCAGAAGGCCGTGGAGAACACGCTGCGTGAGGTGGCGAAGGAGCAGCAGGCGGCCGTGGACGAAGGGCAGGAGCCGCGCGTGCCGGAGACGCTGACCAGGCTCGAGCAGCTGCAGGAACAGGCCCGGCAGGAGCAGGCACAGACCGAGGCAGACGAGAAGACGTTCCAGATCTACAAGAGCGCGGCGGAGACGGCGCAGGAGAACCAGAGGCTTGCGCAGCAGTACCAGCAGGAGCAGGAGCAGAATCGGGCACAGCAGAGCGTCCAGGCGGTGCAGCAGGCCCAGCAGGCGGCGCAGCGGCAGTACGACCAGGACAGCTTATTTGCGCCAATTCCGGGGACAGAGAACATGGGAGAGTTGGATCCGGTGCAGTATGCCCAGCGGCAGACGGCGGACGCGGAGCAGGCGCTCGATGAAGCCGCGCTGCAGCAGGAGGAACAGTATCTGCAGACGCAGGCACAGAGAGCAGGCTACGACGAGCAGACGGCGGCGTATTTCCTGAACGGGAACACGACGGGCATGCCGGCGGAGCAGTATGCGCAGAGCTTCGGACAGGTCTATGAGCAGGGCAGACTCGGCGCGAGTGAGCAGAGGGCCATGCGCTACGCCGAAGGAATGAATCAGGACGTGGCGGCAGCCGCCTATCGAGCGGGCCTTGCCGCAGGGAAGAGAGGGGTAAACAATGGCAGTATCGAGACTACTGATGAAGGACAAGTCGGGCAGGCTGGTCAGCGTGCCGAAGGACAGGCTGGAGGCGTTCGCCAAAGCACAGCGCAGCAGAAAAGAGCTGACACCGGAAGAAAGAGAGCGGAGGGTGCAAGAGATCTCGCAAAAGCTTGGGATGAAGTAACGCTTTCGGAGCTCGGTTTCGGAGAGAACAACGCGCAAAAAGTGCGCGTCATGCCGAAGGGACAAGAGGCCAGAAGCGAGGATATCCAGGCGGCGGAAAAGTTCTTCCGGTCGATGGGCGTGCAGAACGCGCGGTTCTTCACCGGGCAACTGACGCAGGAGATCGACGGGCAGACGTTTTATGCGGATGCCGCCGTGACGGAGGACGGCTCCGTGCTCATCCGGGCGGACAGCGAGGAGTATTCTGCGTTCGAGCTGGCGAAGCACGAGGGATATCACCTGCTTGTTAAGCGCTGGCCGGAGATGGCGGCGAAGATCCAGAAGCGGCTGCTGGGCGAGGGTAAGATCACAAAGGAGATGATCGAGAGCTATGTGGACGCATACGCCGGGATCTACGGCGACGACACGGACGCCTACGTCGAGGAGATCGTCGCGGACACCTACGCCGGCATGAACCGCACGGACTACGGCACGAACCAGCTGCGCGCGGACGTGAAGATGGAGGTCGGCCAGTGGCAGAAAAAATCCGGCAGCGCGAGAGCGCCGCCGGCGAAGTACAGCGTAGGGAAAGCGGAAAACAAAGAAAGCGCACATGCGAGAACGCAAGAGGAAATTGCAGATCAATACAAGAAAAACGTACATGAAATTCTAAACGGAGAAAAAGAAATAAATGATGCCCTACTGGTTGGATATACGCCGGAGGTGTATAAAAAACTCGGAATGCCGGATCTTCCGTTTGTGATCGGAGGCGGCCATGTGTACTCTATGGCCAAGACGGCAAGTGAGGCGGCTGCAGACGGGAAACGGCGCAGAGGAACAAATTATCATGGCCTTGGCGAATCTGTCGTGGCTGACATCATGGACTTTGTGAACGACCCGGTCATGGTAATCGCGGCAAAGGATGTGGACACGAAGACCACACGGCTTCGGAGTACGCACAGCATTGTTGCACTGGTAGATGTGGGAACAGAGAAAAATTCCATGGTGGTTCCGATCGCGATAACGGCGGAGCGGACGGTAAACGGCGTCCGCATGGACGTGAATGCAATTTCGAGCGCCTATGAAAAAAACACAACAGCGCTTGTAAATGAAGCGATCGCCCAGTTCAACGTAGGAGAAAACAGCGTATTTTATGTAAAAAAAGAAGCCGTGAACCTTCTAGGCGCCGGGGTCCAATTCCCCGAACGGCTGAAAGCCGCAGCTTCTTCTGATGGTATTGTACGCAAGCTAGACTCAAAAATCAATATGTCCGTGAAAAATGTAACGGAATCGCAACAATTCAAGCGTTGGTTCGGCGACTGGCAGAACCACCCGGAAAACGCGAGCAAGGTTGTCAATGAGGACGGAACACCGAAAGTGGTGTACCACGGAACGAATGCGGAATTTAATACTTTCCAGCAGGAGAACGGAGCGTACTTCTTCAGTGAAAGCAGGGATTATGCAGAGAGCATGGCAGATGAACGCGGGGGAAACCGTATCATTGAAGCCTATCTCAAGATGAAGAATCCGTACACGGTGAAACTGTCCCCGAAACAATTTACGGATAACATTGCAGAAGCACCGTCTATTCGCTACGCCAAAGAACATGGGCACGACGGCGTAATTTTTGAATATGATGGAAGCAAAGAAGATCTGGCTTACGACAAATTTTATGTTGTATTTGATTCCGCACAGATCAAATCCGCTACGGATAACATCGGGACGTTCGACAAGACAAACCCGGATATCCGGTATTCTTCGCAGGACGGGCGGTATCGGGATCTGATGGGGGAGAAGGCGGCACAGTACACCAGGCGGGCGGAAAACTTCCTGCTGGCGAAGATCGCGGGGAGCTTCGGCGTTTCGCCGGAGGCGAAGCGGGAGACGCTGCAGCCGTTCACGGAACAGATCGTGCGGAAGTTTTTGCAGACCGGCGAGCTGGACAATAAGCTGGTGGGCGATTTGGTCGACGCGGCGGCGGAGATCAGCATGGAGGAAAACCGGTCGTACTATGAGGAGTACAAGGGAGTCCTGAAATTCATCGAGAATCAGAAGATCTCCATTCCGGCGCAGGACAAAGAGGATATCCGATACTGGAATCAGTTCCGGCAGCAGGCGGCGAAGAGCCTGCAAATCAGGGACGACGGGATGCCGGTGCGTGACGTTTACTGGACGCTCCACAAGAAAGCGCCGCAGCTGTTCCCGGAGAGCAACAAAACGGCGGGCGCACAGATCATGCAGATCTACAAGGTCGCCGAAGGGATCCGGCAGACGCGCGAATGGATCGAGGGCTACAAGGGCGTGGACGCGGCAGAGGTCAGCAAGGTCAAGCAGAATGTGTTCGAGGCCAGAGCGACGAATGCGCGGCTGGACTGGGCGAAAAATGACGCGAGGAATGCGGTCAAGGAATTTGCCGCAGATCTGCGGGTCACGCAGCGGTATCTCGACCGGCAGAAGAAGGCGAAGGACCTGCTGGGGCTGGCGATCCCGCAGTCGGCAGAAGAAGCGTTGGAACTCAGCAAGGAGGTCAAGAAGCTCCGTGGGCGTGTGCAGTATGTTATGAACAAGAACCTGCTGACGGCGGAAGACCAGAAGATCGTCGGCGCGCTGCTGCGCGGAGATATCAGCGAGGAAGCCGTGCGGAAGATGAAAAACAGCAAGGGCATTCTGGACGTCTATGAGGCGAAAGCGGCGTATGACGCGCGGATGCTGACGCTGCGGGCATGGCGCATGCAGAACAAGCAGCGGATGCTTGACGAGGTGGACGCGGATCTGGACGCGGCGAAGTTTGACCAGTGGGCCGACAAGGGGTCCGGCTGGGGCTACAACACGGAGACACCGGAACGAAACTTCGCGGACGTGATGCGGAAGATCCCGGGCGGCGACGTGCTGGCGAAGGAGTTCAATAACAAGTATATCTACAAGATCAAGCAGAACGAGAGTGCACGGAAGAACTTCATCCTTGAAATTCAGGAGCGGGTAAAGAAGCTGGATATCAGCGAGAAGGTCATGAGAGGGAACGCAGACTCCGAGGCTTACGCCGTGCAGCTGCTGGGCGAGGCACAGGAGAACGCGGAGATGCTGAAGGGGCAGGACGCGGAGGCGAAGAAGGACGGCAAGACCTATGAAGAATGGCTGGCTGTCATCCAGAAGCTGAAAGCGGATAACCCGAACATGGACTTTGCAAAGATCGACAAGGCGATCACGGAGTTCCATAAGATCTATGATGAGCTGCTCGACATGATAAACCAGGTGCGCGTGCAGTTCGGCTATGACCCGGTCTCCTACCGGCGCGGGTACTTCCCGCACTTCACGGAAAATGAGGAGAGCATCCTTGCGCGGTTTGGGCGGGAGCTGGGCTTCACCGGGACGGTCTCACCGCTGCCGACGACGATCAACGGGCTGACGTCCAGATTCCGGCCGGGCATCCGGTATTTCAAGAATGCCAACGAACGGCTGGGCTACGCGACGGCGTACAATGCGATCAAGGGACTTGATCTGTATCTGGATACGGCGAGCGACGTGATCTTCCACACGGAGGATGTGCAGCGCATGCGGGCACTGGAGACGCAGATCCGCTACCGCGCGAGCGACGAAGGCATCCGGCAGCAGATGGACGCGATCAAGGCAAATAACACGCTTGACCCGGACAAGCAGCAGCAGCTGATCGATGAGCTTTCGAAGAATGGGCGGACGCGAATGTCGCACATGGCGGCATGGCTGACACAGTACACGAATGTGCTGGCCGGGAAACGCACGGATCTTGACAGGAAGCTGGAAGAGATCATCCCGCAGAAAATCTATAACTTCATGCGGAAGGCTCAGCAGCGCGTGGGCGCGAACATGGTCGCGGCGAATATCGGCTCGGCGGTCACAAACTTCATCCCACTGACGCAGGCGTGGGCGCAGACGAGCACGGTCAATATGATGAAGGGCATGTGGTACACGCTGGCGAACTACGTGCAGGCGGACGGGCTGGACCAGCAGTCGGTCTTCATCAACAACCGGAGCGGGTATCACGGACTTTCACAGTCAAGCATGGATAAGGCGTCTGAGATCGCGGGCTGGGTGATGGAGAAGATCGATGGATTTACGACGGGGTCCATCGTCCGGGCACGGGTGATCGAGAACATGCAGCGCGGCATGTCGCAGCAGAGCGCGCTGGAGGAAGCCGACCAGTTTGCGTCCGGCATCATGGCAGACCGCAGCAAGGGCGCGACGCCGCTCATGTACACGGTGCGCAGCCCTATCGTGAAGATGTTCACGCAGTTCCAGCTGGAGGTCAACAACGAATTGAGTTGGATCTTCAAGGACATGCGCCCGCAGGAACGGAAGAAGGGCGTTCTGGCTCTGGCAAAGGCGCTGCTGAAATTCCTCATCGGCGCGTGGCTCTATAATGAGGCGGCAGAAGCGATCTTTGGCAGGCGGCCGGCACTGGACCCGCTGGACATGCTGAACGATACGGTAGGCGACGTGTCGGGGTACAAGGTGCCGAACACGTGGCAGGCGATGGCCGAGTACGGCGTGAACCCGAAGAACTGGGATTATACGACGGAGAAGAAGACACCGGAGGAAGTATGGAAAGGCTTTGCGAGCCGCGTGGTCGACGAGCTGCCGAACACGCAGCTGCTGGCAATGTTCGGGCTGGACGAATGGATGGGGCTTGATCTGCAGGGCAACCGCATTGCGGTCATCTCGGCGTTCCCGGATATGGAGAAGGTCAACAAGGCGCTGCTGTCGAGCAAAGAGGACATGGCGACGAAGAAGAAAGCGCAGGTGCTGGTAGACGAGCTTTCGAAGCCGCTTTCGTATGCGGCGCTGCCGATGGGCGGCGGACAGGCACGAAAGAGCCTGCAGGGAATCATGTCCGTGGTGAACGGCGGCAAATACAAGCTCAACAACGATGGCGAGCAGCAGCTGCAATATCCGACGTACACAGACCGGCCGGGCGATGTGCCGCTGAAGCTGGTGCAGGGCGTGCTGTTCGGCAGAACGGCGACGCAGGAAGCGCAGGACTGGATCGAAAATGGATTCAAGTCTTTGTCCGTCAAGGAGACGAAAGCCTATCAGGCAATCACCGAGGGCGGCGAGGACCAGCGGGAGACCTACACGTTCGTGCAGGCGATCAAGAACGTCGAGAAGGAATACGACAAGAAGATGCTGCTCAAGAGCTACAGTATCAGCGACACGGCAAAGACGGCGTATTTCTATCAGGTGTTCGCCAACGAGGACCAGCAGAAGGAGATGGACAAGCTCGACGAGCAGGGCAAGATCGACTTCATGAAGAAGTACCTCGCGGAGGCTGAGGACAACCACAACCGCGACGAGCTGCGCGACGCGGCGGTCGCCGGGACGGTGACGCAGGAGAAGGCCATCCAGCGGATGGTCGCTAACGACTGGGCAAAGGACGAGGACGACGCGTACTGGAAGTACCGCGAGTGGGTCCGGAAGGCGGACGACAAGGACTACAAGATGTACGATGATTTCCTGAACGCGATCGAGGCGGGCGGAGACGTCAAGGAGGCGGCGAAGGAATACCTCGAGCACGGGAAGGAGGCGAAGGATCTCAGCAGGGAGGTCACGACGGCGTACAAGGAGCAGTACCTTGCCGCGACGCCGGAGGAGCGGAGAAAGCTCAAGCAGAAGCTTCTCGAGATCTACGCGGCGCTGGGCTTCAACCGGAAGGAGAAATCCAAGGATATCGACAAATGGGTGAAGGATGCCGCAAAGGAGAAGAAGGACAAGTAAAACAAGAAGGCCGGGGCGGATGCCCCGGCCTTCGGTTTTGGAGTTACTGCGCTTTTTCCAGCTCCGCGAGGCGCTGGCTGTGCAGACGGACGATAGATTTCAGGAAGGAGACCTCTTCTTCGAGCTCTTCGACGCGGCTCTTCGGCGCGAGCGTATCAAGGAGCGCCTGCTGCCCTTCAATCAGGAGGTCCAGCTTCTTCATGACGCTGCTCTCGATGATGACGCGGGTGTTGGCTGCGGACTGCTTGAGCATGTCGTCTTTGGCCTGGTCGATCATGGATTGGATTTTCTCAATATCTTTTTCGTCGAGCATGGGGAAGCCTCCTTGTATTTGATGGAACCAGTATAGCACCGGCGGGCGGGAATGGCAAGGGGAAAGGTGCGCGTGGGGTGAATCCGGTGCGGGGGTCTGCTACACTGGATGAAAAGGAGGGATGCTGCATGGCGACGCCAATTCCGGGGGCTTATCCGAGCCCGAGGATCGACAAAGGGGTGCTGCGGTGGTACGAGGGGGACACATTCTCGATCGTGCTGCGGTTCGACCTGAAGGACCAGGACGGCGAGGCCGTCACGATCGGGACGACGGACAGCATGGCGGTCGTGTTTCTGGACGATACGCGGCAGACCGTCCACACGTTCAGCTTTGCGAAGGTGGAGAATGACCAGGTCACGCTGAACTTCGACGCGACGGTCACGGCAAAATTCACGAAGGGAAAGTACACCTACGATATCCGGTACACGCACGGGGACAAGACGACGCTGGCAAGCGGGAACCGGGCATTCGTGGAGTAAGGAGCAGGTATGAGGGTAGAGATTCCGAATCAGATCATGGTGACGATCGGAGGGCTGATCTCCCGCGGGGTAAAGGCCGTGGAGGTTACGGACGCGGGGAAGCTGATTTTCACGCTGACAGACGGCAGCACGATCGATCTTGGCTCGGTCATGGGCCCGCAGGGGCCGAAGGGCGAGACGGGACCGGCGGGGCCGCAGGGGCAGACCGGACCTGCCGGCGCACAGGGCGAGACCGGCGCGGCAGGCGCGAGCATCACGTCGATCACGAAGAAATCGCAGAGCGGGACGACGGCGACGTACACGATCGCACTTTCGGACGGGAAGACATTTGACTTCAACGTCGAGACCGTCAAGGGTGAGAAGGGCGACAAAGGAGACAAGGGGGAAACCGGCGCAACCGGCCCGAAGGGCGAGACCGGCGAGCGGGGACCGCAGGGCGAGACCGGCCCCAAGGGTGACCCCGGCGAAAAGGGCGAAACAGGCGCGACCGGCGCGACCGGCCCGAAGGGAGACCCGGGCCAGACCGGCCCGCAGGGTGAGACCGGCCAGACTGGCCCGGCAGGTCCGCAGGGGCAGAAGGGAGACACTGGCTCCGGATTTGTGGTCAAGGGATATTACGGCTCGGTCTCCGCGCTGCAGGCGTCGGTCAAGAATCCGGAGGTAGGAGACGCCTACGGCGTGGGCGCGGCTGCACCTTATGACATTTACATCTACGACGGCGTGACGAATGCGTGGGTCAACAACGGACCGCTGCAGGGCGCAAAGGGCGACAAGGGAGATCCGGGCGAACAGGGGCCGAAGGGCGAACCGGGCGAGACTGGACCGCAAGGACCTACGGGTCCGCAGGGTGAGACGGGGCCTCAGGGGCCAACGGGTCCGGCCGGAGACAACGGCGCGCCAGGCGCAAATGGCGTGACGCCGACGATCGGCACAAATGGCAACTGGTATCTGGGCGAGAACGACACCGGGAAGCCGTCGCGCGGCGAGAAAGGCGATAAGGGCGACAAGGGACCGCAGGGAGAGCAAGGCGAGACGGGCGGGACCGGCGCGGCCGGAACGACATTCACGCCGTCGGTCGCTGCGGACGGGACGCTCAGCTGGACGAACGACGGCGGGAAAACGAACCCGGACAGCGTCAACATCAAAGGCCCGCAGGGCAATCCGGGCGAAAAGGGCAACCCAGGAGAGACCGGCGCAAAGGGCGCAGACGGCGTCACGCCGACGATCGGCACGAACGGCAACTGGTATCTGGGAGATACCGACACCGGGAAGCCATCGCGCGGAGAGAAGGGCGACAAGGGCGACAAGGGCGATCCCGGCGCGCAGGGGCCTGCGGGCGCAACGCCCGTCAAGGGGACGGATTACTTTACGGCGGCGGATAAGGCCGCGCTGGTGCAGGACGTGCTTGCCGCGCTGCCAGAATGGACAGGAGGAAACTACTGATGGCATTGGATAAAGCAGTAGATTCCGCGCAGCTGAACGCCGACCTGACGGCGGTTGCGGACGCCATCCGCACGAAGGGCGGCACGTCCGCACAGCTTGCGTTCCCGGACGGGTTCGTGAGCGCGGTGCAGGCCATCGAGGGCGCGCCCGACTTGCAGATCGTCGTCACGACCAGCGCGGGTGCGACCGTCACGGCCACGAAGGGGAGCAAGACGGCTTCCGGGACGGCAGATGCGAGTGGAAACTGCACGTTGATAGTCGATGAGGTTGGAACATGGACGGTAACAGCAGCGACAGCAAGCACAACAAAGACGGCAGATGTTGTGGTTGGGACAGCTAATGTCGATTTGGCCATGATCGACCCCGTGTTCGGAAATAACAGCTGGGCTGCAATTATTAAGGCCTGTCAAGAGAAACAAGTTCCCAACACATGGAACGTCGGCGACAGCTGCAACATGACGATCAACAACAAGACCTACGCGATCGACATCATCGGCAAGAACCACGACGATTATGCCGACGGCTCGGGTAAGGCTCCGCTGACGTTCCAGATGCACACGTGCTATGCGACAGAGTACAAGATGAATAACTCTGGTAGCAACACTGGGGGCTGGGCAGACTGTCTGCTGCGGACGACTGGTGGTTTCAAGATAATAAAGTCGAAAATGCCAGCAGAGGTCGTGGCCGCGCTGAAGGCCGTGACAAAGAAGACCACGGCAGGCGGCGCGAGCTCGGCCATCGACACGACGGAGGACACGCTGTTCCTGCTGTCGGAGATCGAGGTGCAGGGTACGCGGACGCATTCCTACGCGGGCGAGGGCACGCAGTACGAGTATTACAAGACGGCGGCCAACCGGAAGAAAAACCGTGCATGGTATTTGCGCTCGCCGAGGATCAGCAGCACCACCTGCTTTGACAGAACGGGATGGAACGGTGAGGCGGACTGGAGCGTCGCGTCCGAGGTGGACGGTATCGCGGCGGCATGGTGTTTCTAATCATGTAGATATGATCTTTAAGGTCATTCTGATAAACAAGCCGACGAGCGTTAAGGAGCTTCTATGAGTATGATTATTGACACCCTCATCACCGACCGAACTGCAGCGGACGTCGCACGCGTGCACGAGTTGGCCGTGAAGGGCTACGCGGGCATGACGGCGGCGGAGCTGGCGGAGTGACTGGCGGGGATGAAGGGCGCATACAACGCCGTTGACCTCAACCGCGTCGGGACGGCGCTGAACTACCTCCGCGACCGCCTGACCGGCGTCTGCGGCAGGGATATCACGTGGCAGGCGAAGACAGAAAAGAGGTAAAAACATGGATGCTGGAACCATCACGATCATCTGCGCCGTCCTCGGCTCGTCCGCGCTGACGACGGTCATTCAGGCCATCGTCGGCACAGCGCAGAAGAAGAAAACACAGGTAGACTCCCAGGGCGACCATCTCGCCGAGATCGACAAAAAGCTCGGGAAAATGCAGGAGCATCAGGACGAGCAGTATCTCGCAATTCTCCGGCTGACCATCATGTCGGAGGAAATGCCAATGGCAGAGCGCCTGATCGCCGGAGAGAAGTATAAAAAGATGGGCGGGAACGGCGACGTGAAAAAGTTCCTGCACCAGCTGGAGGCGCAGTGCGAACGCAATGGAGTTTAGCAAGAAGTGGCTGATCTGCAGCGCGCTCGTCAGCCTCGCACTCATTATCGCCTGCGCGGCAGGCGCAGACCTGACGGAGATCACGCTTGCGGTGCTGGCTGAAACAACAGCTTCCAGCGGATTCTATCTCTGGAAGGCCAAGAACGAGAATCGCGCGAAGTACGCGCAGAAGTACATGGATAAATGGGCTGATAAATACGGCCCGGAAGCAGCAGCACGCATCGCGGAGATCGTGCTGAAAGATTGAAAGGAGCATACATATGGACTACACACAAATCATCTCGGCAGTGATCGCGCTCATCAGCGCGCTCGTCTCGGCATTTTTGATCCCGTGGCTCAAAACCAAGATCGACGCGGATAAGCTGCAAACGCTCCGCACCTACGTTGAGATCGGCGTAAAGGCGGCGGAGCAGCTGTACACCGCGACGGACGGCGCGGCAAAAAAGGCGTATGTTGTGAACTTCCTCGCCGAGAAGGGCATTCAATTTGATGTGGAAACGATCGATAAGCTGATCGAGGCCGCCGTGCTGCAGCTGCACCACGAGTTGTACGGGAGTGAGCGGGCATGAGCATCATGAAAGCCTCCGAACTCGTCAGGCGGCATATTGACGTCGCGAAGAACTATAAGACCGTTTACATGTGGGGCTGCTTCGGCTCGCCGGTCACGGATGGGATCATCACTGAGAAGGCAAAGCAATACCCGGACTGGTACGACGCCGCAAAGCAGGCCAGATTTCGCGGGCTGATCGGAAAGGGCTACTTTGGCTTTGACTGCGTGAACCTCACGAAGGGGATCCTGTGGGGCTGGAACGGCAACAAAAACGCCTACCACGGCGGCGCCCGCTACGCCGGAAACGCCGTCCCGGACGTCTCCGCAGACGGTATGATTGCCAAGTGCAAGGACGTATCCGCGTCCGGCTGGGATAAGCTCGTACCCGGCGAAGGCCTGTGGATGCCCGGACACTGGGGCCTGTACATCGGAGACGGCTTGGCCGTTGAGTGTACGCCCATCTGGGATAATGGCGTGCAGATCACCGGCGTCGGCAACATCGGCGTCAAGGGAGGCTACAACAGCCGTGTGTGGAAGAAGCACGGCAAGCTCCCGTGGGTGGACTACGACACGGAAACCGTCGACAAGGCCGTCGAGGACGCCAAGAAGACCATCAAGGCAAAGGCAGGACTTGCGGACAACACGATCAAATATCTCGCCGACTACAAGTACGGCGATGATCTCCTGAAAAAACTGGCTGCTGCCATGAGATAAAACCTGCCTGGACGGCGGGCCGAAGGGAGTGACAGCAAATAACTGCGCGGCTGGCTCTGCCGAAGGAGCTGGAACACCTCACGCGCAGCGACTGGGAGCGCGTCACTGACGAGGGCATACTGGATCAGATCGATCAGCAGATCGTGAAGCTTTATATCGTGCGCAGGCTCCCGCAGCTGGACGCCGCCGCCGAGATCGGCGTCGACCGAAAAACCATCTCCCGCCGCCTGCCGCACATCTACAATATCGCCCGCCGTCTGGTAGGGAAAACGGACAAAGAGAAAGCGCCATGAGCAACGGCTCATGGCGCTTTTTCTATGCCCGCATGTCCCACAAATGGTACACAAATGGTACACAAATGGTACACAAATGCCCCCCAGCGGGGACGGGGAAACGCTAGAATGGTAGCAGAAAGGGGCGATACCGCATGGCGTACAACCCGTACACGGGCCGCTGGGAGATGGACGGCGCGCAGCAGATCCAGCTGCAGCCCATGCCGCGGCCGCAGGGCCCGCAGCTGCCGCCGCAGCCGCCGAAGCTCGGCGTGCTGACCGTGGCCAGCGAGGCCAGCATCAACAACCTGCAGATGCAGCCGAACGACAACGCGCTCGCGCTGCACGAGACCGAGAACCTGCTGTACTACATCCGCACGGACAGCATGGCGGCCAAGACCATCGCGCGGTTCCGGATCTTCCCGGAGCCGACAGAAGAGGAAAAGGCGGCAAACCAGCTGCAGGAGCAGCTGAAACAGATCACGGCCGGCCTGCAGAGCATGGCCGGGAAAATCGAAGAACTGGAGGGAAAGCTCAATGCAAAATCCGATTATGGCCCTGATGGGCGGAAACGGCGGGGGAAACAAGCTGCTGAACGGTCTGCTGCAGACAGCGAAGACGACGCTGCAGGGGCAGAGCCCGCAGATGGTGCTTAGCTTCCTGGCCTCGCAGCCAGGCTTTGAGGCGTGGTTCGAGGCAAACAAAAACAAGACGGTCGGCGAGCTCGTCGGCCAGATCGGCAAGTGATACCGCGCGAAAGCGCCTATCAAATTTCATTCCACCCAGAAAGGAGGGAAAACCATGGATAAGGATTATGGCTTCGGCGGATGGGGCATTGTCATCCTGATCGCGCTGTTCTTCCTGCTCTTCGCGGGCAGAGGCTTCGGCGGCAGCGGCGAGAGCTCCCCGGCGACCCAGGCCGACGTGCAGCGCGCGACGGACTTTGCAGCCCTCGAGCGCCAGAACAACGAGGGTGTCGCGGCAACGCGCCAGAGCGCATACGACGTCACCAGCGCCGTCAAGGACAACGCCTACAACATCCTCGGCGAGCTGCGCGATTTGCAGTCCGTCACGGAGAGCGGCATCTCTGTGCAGCAGAAGTGCTGCTGCGACATTCTCCGCGCGATCGACGGCGTCAACTACAACGCCAGCATCAACGCGTGCGAGATCAAGACGGCCATCCACGCCGAGGGCGAGGCGACCCGGACGCTCCTGCAGCAGCAGGAGAACCAGCGCCTGCGCGACGAACTCGCACAGAGCCGCGCCGCGAACAACGACTACATGCAGTCGCAGTACATCCTCGGCCAGCTGGGCCGGTACTACCAGAACCCGCCCTGCAATCCGTGCGGCTGCGGCGGCTGACGCGGACCCATCCTGATATAGCTATCCGGGGCATAATGCCCCTTCACATAAGCCCAAACGGAAGGAGTAATGAAAATGGCTTGTAATAACGGCAATGGAAATCGGGCGTATCAAAAATCATGCGTCCGATATTTTAATAACTCGCCCCAGCTGCTCGCGGCTGACAGCACAAACGTGCTGACGCTGGCCGGGGCAAAGGTCGTCAATTCCGGTTCGTCCATCCAGGTCGAGCCGCAGAGCTACGACACGGTCAAGATCGGACTGTATCATCTGGCCGCAGATGCGGTCATCGCGGCGACGGCCGCGGGCGTCCTGACCCTGCAGTGGTACATGGACGGCGTCGCGCTGCCCTGCACGCTCAAGCGCGTCACGCTGCCGGCATCCGGCAATGCGGAGATCCACACGGAGACGGATCTGGAGCTGTCCGGGTGCTGCTGCTGCGTCAATCATACATTCACGCTCGTGGCGACGACCGACAGCACGGCCGCAGGCTCCGTGATCGAGCTTTGCACGGGGCTGCTCAAGCTCGCATGAGGTGCTATCATGCAGGCGTATAAAGACAAACTCCACGCCGCGCTGCGGGAGATCGCGGAGTGCCCGGTGTCCATGCGTACGGTCGAGCAGGCCGCAGCAGTCACAGATCTGCTGTGCCGGCTGGATAAGCTCGAGGACCACGACGAGCCGGAGACGGTCGAGTTTGACCGCGCGACCGCCATGCAGTGGGCGGCAGCCATGCGCAACGCCGACGGCACGACCGGCCCGCACTGGACGATGGAGCAGACAACGGCTGTGGCCGAGAGTATGGGCATTCAGGGGTACGAGATCCCGCGCTGGGCGTGGGGCGTGACCATGAACATGATGTACTCGGACTACTACCCCGTCGCCGTAGAGTTCGGCCTCAACCGCCCGGAGTTCTACGCTGCGCTGGCAAAGGCGTTCCTGCTCGATAAAGACGGCCCGGGGCCGGAGCAGAAGCTCATGGCGTATTATGAGCATATCGCAAAATAAAGAAATCCCTCCTGTCACAAGGAGGGATTTCCGCTTGCTATAGAACCTATATTTAGATGGGATTCATTCATGCGTACCGAATAAATGTATAACCATCAATCAGCGAGGGGATAGAGGGTGACGTGCATGTCGCTGCCAGATTTGGTGTAGGATTTGGTCTGTTTATGGTAGAGGATCTTCTGCAGGACAGTTTTCAGGAGGGCGTTTTTCTCCTGCGGGGATGCAGCGAGCGGGTAGGTCTCAAGGACGCGGCGGACGGCGGGGGCCAGACGGGCGCGGGCCTGTCTGGCACGGGCCAGCTCATGGATCGTGGCCTGGCTTGCCTCGATGCGGTCGACGATGACCTGCTTGTCAGCGGCGAGCGCCTGCGAGCGCTGCAGGAAGATCTCCGGCGTATAGACGCCGGTCTCGACCAGCTCATACGCGCGGGCCTCCTGCGCCTCCAGTTTGGCAAGCTGCTTGCGGTCGGCGGCGATCGAGGACTCGAGCGCGGTGCGCATGGGCGTGTCATCTGGCGCAGCGGCCTCACCGAGCTCCAGCTCGCGCAGCCAGCCACGCAGAGCATCCAGCACGGCGTCCTCCACATCATCATACCACGCGCTGACGGTCGTGCAGCCGTAGGAGGGACAAAGCAGCGTATCACGCCGGCCGCCGGAAGACGGGCGGCGCACCATCACGCGGCCGCACTGGTCGCAGCGGACGAGCCCGGCGAGGCTCGTCACGGTCCCCCATGCGCCCTTGCCGCGCGGGCTGGCGCTGGAATAGCTCAGAGCCACGGCCTTGTCGTACTGCTCCTGCGAGATCAGGCCGTCGTGCAGGCCCTTATAAAGACTCAGATCCTCCTGCCGGGTGCGCGGGCGGCTGACGACGACGGAGCCGTCAACGATGCGCTTTGTCTCTGGCCTGCCGCCGGATTTAATCCAGCCCGCATTTGCCGGATTGCGCAGGATATCCAGCACAGAGTCCGCGCGCCAGAGGCTGCCGGAGTTGGTCGGGACGCCGAGGCTGTTCAGCCGCGTGGAGATCGCCTTCGCGCCGATGCGCGCGCAGCCCTCGCCGGTGTACCAGTTGTAGATCTGCTGCAGGACGGGGGCCTGCTCCGGGTGCGGGACGAGCTTATAGCCCTTGTCGTTCGGCAGCTTCTCGCGCAGCCAGCCGAAGGGCGTCTTGCCGGAGATCCATTTGCCCTCGCGCAAGGACGCCTCCTTGCCGCGCGACAGGCGGCGCTTGATGGTGTTGTACTCCCGCCGCGACATAAAGAGGCCGAACTCAAAGTATTCCTCGTCCATCTCGTTGTTCGGGTCATAGATCTTGTTCGGCGTGATGATCTTCGTGTTGGAATACTTGAAGGTCTGGGCAATAATGCCCTGGTCGATGGTGTCGCCGCGCGCCAGACGCTCGACCTCCATGACGATGACGCCCGCATAGTTCCCGGTCTCGACGAGCTGCAGGACCTTCTGCACCTCCGGCCGGACGGCAATGGAGTCGCCGGTCACGACTTCCTCGCAGATCTCCACGACGTTCAGCCCGCGGCTTTCGGACAGCGACAAAAGCGCGGCCCGGTGCCGCTTGAGCGTGTCGGTCTGGCCGAGGGCTTCGGCCTCCATGTCCTTCCGGGACTTGCGCAGGTAAATGATGTACTGCGCGAGCGGGTCAGCGATTTTCCAGGTAGATGTAAAGTTCATAAGCA